AGAACCGTGTATGGGGCTTCCAGAGAGACATCACTGTAAACCGTGAATACAAGCCAAAGAAAGACACAATTGAATACACAGTATTCGTACGCTTTGGTATCCAATGGGAAGAACTAGATGCAGTCGCATATGTTGACTCAGATAGCGCTGATTCCTAAAATATAACAATCACGTACTAGGGAGGGCGGTATAAAAACCGTCCTCCTTATTGTCATTCTGGTGGTATAATTACAAATGAGTACAGGAGAATTATGAATACAACAATGGAAGAATTGTCAACTAAGAGTGTATTAGCATTAAAAGCATATGCTAAAAAAAATAATATAGAATTGTTTGAAGCAAGTACTAAACTTGAAATTTTGGAAATTATTGCTAGTTGGTTTCCACCAGAAAATAAAGAAGAGCGTGTAGAAGAAGCAGATAAGGCTGAAAATATAACAAACAAGGTGGCTCTATATTCAGATAAAAATCTTCATATGGACAACCTTGGTGCTTTAAAGGTGGGGTATAACATAGTGTCAAAGGAGGCATCGGAGAAGTGGCTAACTCATAGGCTTGTACGCATAGCGTCACCTGAAGAGGTAGCATCTTATTACCGTAAAGATTAATGTCAACAGTACTTCGTTTACCACCATACCCGCTTTCAGTAACCTATAAGGTTCCAAATGAAGCAGCAGATTATATTCTTGTTATTGAAGATGTCCCAGAGCAAACAGAAATTGAAGAATTTATTAGTGCAGAATCTGGACTAACATCTTCTTCAGAAGGAACTATTACATATGAACTAAGCGGGGACTTTATTAAATATGATAAATCCTATGCAGTGACTATATATGAAGATATTGATGGGGAACGTGGAGATATAGTAGTTGAAGATAACTTACAAATTGAACGTCCATATATAGATCCGACAGAGTTGGCAATTGCAAATGGTGAAACCTCTGCCACAGATATTGCTAAATATAAAGAATATGAATCTTTAGCAAGAGCAATTATTGACACAATGGTTGATGGTTTTTACTATACTCGTAAATATCTTGAAATAGTTGGTCAAGAAACAGATTACATTCCTCTTTGGGATAGAACACATAAAATATTAAAAGCATATGAAAATGCAGAGTTAGTTTATGATATTGATGATCCAGACGGTCCAGCATTGGGAGATTATAATTATTTAATTACTAAAGATAAAACTGCAATTACAAAAGATCCAGTGCAAGCAACAGACTCTCTTAATAGAGCAGAAAGACGTCCAGCAAGAATTCCAGTGGCTTCCTCAGACTCGTTTGCAATATTTGATACAGAAGATAGTGGAAATGTTCAAACTATTACGGCTGGCGTAGGATTTCCAAATGGAACAGATTACATTTTCTTAGTAGAAACAGGATACAAGGTAGTTCCTATTGATATTCAAGATGCCACAAAATTATTAATTAATGACATTAAATGTGGCAAATTAGATTATTACAAGAGATATGTAAAAAACTACAGCACTGATCAATTTAAAATTGAATACGATAAAAGAATGATTGAGGGTACTGGAAATATTATTGTAGACAAGATTTTGTCTAAATATGTTAATAATATTGTTCGTCCTGGAGTTTTGTAATGAACTCATGTGAAGTTACAGACTTTATGTACCCAATGAAGGCTGATATATATTTCCCAATTCTTACACAAGGTGAATATGGTCAACCCAAAAAAGACTGGGTTTATGATAGAACTATAGTATGTAATGCAACACCAGTTGGTGGCTTAGGAACAGAAGATATTAAACCAGAAGCATTTTTACAATATGAAAACAAACTTATTGCAAGGACCCAAAATGACCCCAGATTATCTTCAAATAATGCAAATAATGCAACAACAAATATACTTGTAACTAATGTAAGAAACGCTAGTGATAGCATTATTTATAAGGAAACTGCTGGCCCAAGATCTGGTAGAGGAACAATATATGAAATAGCAACAGTTGAGCCATTTACTGGACCATTTGGATCTGTAGAGTATTATAAAATGCTATGGCGTAGAACTGAAAATCAAACCGTAGGCGACTAATGATAGTAAACACTAATACGCTTTCTTTTACTAAACAAATGAATAACATAGTAAATTATTCCCTTGGATTTTTAGAGGGTGTAAATCGTGGTAAAAAAATATTTCTTGATAATTTGGGATTAGGAGTTATTCAGTCATTATCACAATATATTGATGTGCAGGCAAGGTCAAACCCAAAAGCATTACATCACGTTTACGAATGGAATCAAACTGGTAGTCCAACTGCAAGATTATTTGATTTAAGATATACCGTTAGCAATCTAGGATTATCTATTAATTCTACCTTTAGACAATCAAGAAGCGTATCAGAAAATATGACAGCCCCGTTTTATGATAAAGCAAGAATAATGGAAAATGGAATTCCAGTTACAATTGCACCAACCAAGTCTAAAGTATTGAAATTTAATGGACCTAGCGGAGAAGTTTTTACAAGTAAGCCAATTAAAATTGAAAATCCAGGTGGAGATGCAGTATATAAAGGTTTTGAATCAACATTTGATGAATTTATGACAAGATATTTTAAACAATCATTTTTGAGAGCATCTGGTTTATACGACTATATTAAAAAACCAACTTTATACAAAAAGAATTTTAAAGCAGGATCAAAAATGGGTAAAAGTAAAGGTGTTGATACAGGCTTTAAGTGGATTACTAATGCAACAATTGGGGTAGAATAAGACTATGGCTATACTAACAGACACTGGTTTTCCACCTACCTTTTTAAATAGATATGTTTTATCTGAGTTAGCATTCTATGGGCTTGTTGCAGAATCAGACCTTGTTAATCCAACCCCAATGGTTCCAGCACAATTTCCAACAAACATTGAAGATTTATATAACGATAGTATTCAAATAAGACAAACAGAAAGCCCAGTTCTTATTGTTTATGACAGACTTATGAGGTTTAGACCTACTCCATTTTATGCTCACAAAAGAGAGCAACTTATATATTTTATATATTCTACAGATGTGGGTAAGTTAATAGATTCTGTGCGTGTGATTTCAAATGCCCTTGATCGTGAAGACGCTTCAGCCCAGGATATAAACTCTTATAGCATTTCAAACCCTATACTAAACTCTGCTGGAGAGGTGTCTATACCATATAACATTTATTTCCATAACACAAGGGTGTACCAGGCAGATGAAAGCAGGGACGTAGCAGAATTGGCATCAGCCAGAACCCTGTTTGTAAATAAATTAATCATTGAGTACGACTACCATATAAAGACTGAGCCAGACTCTAGATACACATAAACAGCGGTATAATTAGTTTTGAGGAAACACGCCAAACAACTTAATATACTTTATGAAAGAGGTGAATAAATATGCCATATAGCCGTGGTACGTCAAACAACATTATCGTTGGTGCAGCAGCACTTTTCGTTGCAGATACTACCCTTACACCAGGCACACTAGAGTCTTTTGATTCCAGTGAGTCTTTTAAGGATACTCTGACAGCAGATGCAGCGTACACTAACGTAGGTTATACCATGAACGGTTTAGAATTACAATTCCAACCAGACTTCGGTGAAGTCCAGGTAGATCAAATTCTTGACGTTGCAAAACTATATAAGCAAGGTATGCAAGTTAATCTTGCTACCGCTTTTGCTGAAGCAACCCTAGAAAACTTGCTTCTTGCATTAGCATTCTCTGATGCACAACTTACAGGAAACAAGGCAGCATCTACAGGTCAGACACTTAATCTATCTGCAGGTGAACTTGGAGAATGTCCAGTAGAACGAGGAATCGTTGCTGTTGGACCAGGAACTGGAGATTGCGACAACTCTGACTCTGTTGAGCGTGTCTACACAGCATATCGTGCTCTATCAATTGAGAACGTAACTGTATCCGCAAAGCGTGACGAAGCGTCAATGTTTGAAGTTTCATTCCGTCTTCTACCAGAAGATGCGTCAGGATCATATGGAAAGATCGTAGATCGTACATTTGGTCAATCATAATCTAACTTTAGATTAAAACAAAGGCCCACCTTTTATTAGGTGGGTTTTTTGTTTTGCCTATGATAGAATAGATAAATCATGGCAACAACCGTTTATCAAAATAAAATAATAAAACTTATTGATGGCACAGAACTAGAGATTATGCCACTAAAAATAAAATATCTACGTGAGTTTATGGAAGCATTTGAATATGTTAAAAAAGCCAAAAATGATGATGAGGCCGTAGATTATTTAATAGAATGTGTAAGAATTACAATGAAGCAATACTATCCAGAAATAATATTAACAAAATCTGATATAGAGGATAGTCTTGATATGCCAACAATATATACAATTTTAGATATTTCGGCGGGAATTAAAATAAATGAAAAGTCAAGTCAGACAGTTAAAAACCAAGCAGAGGATAGTGGTGCCACATGGTCAGACTTGGATTTAGCAAAAATTGAGGCTGAGGTATTTCTAATAGGTATTTGGAAAGATTACAAAGAGTTAGAAGAATCACTATCTATGCCAGAACTTATGGCAACCCTTTCTAGTCGTAGAGAACTTGACTATGAAGAAAAAAAGTTTCTTGCTGCAATTCAAGGGGTAGACTTAGATAAACAGTCTGGATCTTCAAGGGGTCAAAAAGAATGGGAAGACATGAAAGCCAGGGTATTTAGTAAAGGTAAAACAAGTGATAGTAAAGACATATTGGCTCTTCAAGGTCAAAATGCCAAGAGTGCAGGGTTTGGTATTGGCATGGGCTTAGAGTACGAAGATTTAACAAAATAATACAATAAAAAATTAGCACCTCCGTGCTATAATTGACATAACCTATAGGAGGAAATAATGGCAACAACTACGTATGAGGAAAATACTCTTACATTGATTGATGGCACAAAGGTTACAGTACGTCCTCTAAAAATCTCTCTACTTCGTCCGTTTATGAAGAAGTTTGAGGGTGTGGGAGCAGTGGCGGAAGATAACGGGAAATCTATGGACATTCTTATGGAATGTGTACAGATTGCAATGAAACAATACAAGCCAGAACTCTCTGAAGACGTAAAGAAACTAGAGGAGAATATTGATCTCCCAACTGTTTACAAGATCGTAGAAGCAGCATCAGGTATTAAACTTGCTGAAGTTTCAGACGTTCTTGGCGTAACTATGGCTGAATAATTTAAAAGAGGTGTGAAACTAAATGGCTGATGTTAATGCTAATATTGACATTAATATTGATTCGTCTAATGCATTAGCACAGTTAAAAGCATTACAACGTCAGATATCACAGTTTCACACCTCAATAGCCAAATCAAGTGAAGCAGCAGCCCTTGCTCAAAGAGGCTTACAGAAAAATCTTTTAAATAGTATTAACGCTATCGGTTCATTTACTGCCGAAATGCGTACAGTTAAAACATCTGCAGAATCATTTACCGACTCATTAGAAAAAAATAAATTTTCAATGCGGGAATACTTCCGCTATGCGGGAGCATCTACAAAAACATTTGGTAGATTATTTAGGTCAGAGTTTGACACAATTGGCAAGGTAGCCGAAGAACGTGTAAAAAGACTACAAACACAATATATTAAGATGGGCCGTGATACTAACGGTGCAATGAAAGCAATGGCTGTTATGCCAACTCAGTTGAACATGGATGATTATACAACTAGAGTTCAAATAGCAGCACAGAAGCAGGCATTATTTAATCAATTAATGAAGCAGGGTTCCACCAATCTTTTAAATTTTGGTAAGAATACACAATGGGCTGGTCGTCAGTTAATGGTTGGTTTTACATTACCATTGATGGCAGTAGGCACAGCAGCAACCAAAACATTTATGGACATGGAAGCACAGGCACTTAGATTTAGAAAAGTTTATGGAGACTTATTTACACCACAGGCAGAAACACAGGCAGCACTAGATAATATTACAGAATTAGGAAAGCAGTTTACAAAGTATGGCGTAGCAGTTTCTACTACTGTTGGATTAGCAGCAGAGGCTGCAGCAGCAGGCTTCCAAGGACTAGATTTACAACGTCAAACAACAGAAGCAACACGACTTTCTATTCTTGGTCAAGTTGATAGTCAAAAAGCACTTGAAACAACTATTTCTTTACAAAATGCCTTTGGTATGTCATCTGACAGACTTGCAGATTCTATTAACTTTTTAAACGCAGTAGAAAACCAAACAGTTGTATCTCTTGATGATATCACTACTGCTATTCCAAAGGTAGCACCAGTTATTCAACAATTGGGTGGAGATGTAAAAGACTTAACATTCTTTATGGCTGCTATGAAAGAAGGCGGTATTAATGCATCAGAAGGCGCTAACGCATTAAAGTCAGGTCTTGCAGCATTAATTAATCCAACTGAAAAAGCATCAGACATGCTTGCAAGGTTCGGTATTAATGCAACTGCAATTGTTGAAAAAAATAAAGGAAATTTAAAAGCAACAGTTGTAGAATTTGCAAATGCTTTAAATGCTTTAGATCCACTTTCTAGAGCAAGAGCAATTGAACAAATGTTTGGTAAGTTTCAATTTGCTCGTTTGTCAACATTGTTTGCTAACGTAGCCAGAGATGGAAACCAGGCTGCCCGTGTTCTTGATTTAGCAAATGCCTCAGTAGAAGAACTATCTGCTCTGTCTGAGCAAGAATTAGGCATGACAGCAGACTCTGCAATGAATAAATTTAGAAAAACAGTTGAAGACTTAAAGGTTTCCCTTATACCAGTTGGCAAGGCATTTTTAGAAGCAGTAACACCAATTGTAGAATTTGTTGGAAATATATTAGAAAAATTTTCTAATCTTTCAGATGGAACTAAAAGACTTATTACTTTACTAACAGTAGGTATTGGAGCAGTAGGCCCTGTCCTTCTTATGACATTTGGTTTGCTTGCAAACGGTATAGCAAATATCATTAAACTATTTTTAACATTACGTGGCGGGTATCAAAGATTAACTGGTCAAACACAAATACTTGGAGAGCAAACCCAGTATATGACAAGTGAGCAGTTAGATGCAGCAGCAGCAGCCCATTCTCTTAATCAAACACACGCTACACTAACTCAAACCTTTACAGCAGAAACGGCACAAATCACTAAACTTATTGCAGCATATAACTCTGCAGCAGGAGCAGCAAGAAACTTTGCAATGAATAATCCTGGAATGATGATGCCAGGAAGAGGTGCTAGAAAATTAGCAAGTGGTATTGTTTCAGTTCCTGGACCAAAAGGAGCAGGGGATATAGTTCCAGCAATGCTATCTCCAGGAGAATCAGTTATTCCAGCAGACATGACAAAGAAATATGCTCCACTAATTCAAGGAATGATTGCAGACAATATTCCTGGATATCAAAAAGGAAGAAGTTTAGGAACAGCGGTTGATGTTCCAGGTGGAATGGATGTATCACACTTTGGAACAAAAAGTTCTAGAACTGGTGCAGAACTATTTTCAATGGTTGAAGGACTAGAAACATCCGCTGCTAGAAATATTAGAAAAATGGTTGCGTCTTTTGAAAATGGATTAACTAGAGTATTCACAACTTTTGACAATCAGGTGGTTGCACAGTTTACTGAAATAAATAGATTAATGCAAACACAAGGAAAAGCAAGCACACAAAAAGTTAAACAAAATTTAGTTGGTGCAGGATTTGCTGAAACACGAGACATAGAGTTACAAAGACAATTAGTACAGTCTGGAACATCTATTGATGAATTTAAATTAATAAATAAACAAATAACAGATGAAATTATTATAGGTTTTGATGCTTTAGGAGATAAAACAGAAATTACCTCTGAAGAACTAAATAATCTTTTAAGAAAGGCTTATGAAGAAGTAGCAAAAACAGATGCTCGTGTTGAAAAAGCATACAACAACATGAAGCAGGTCTCAAGTGTCTTTAGTCCAGATAGAGCAGGAGTTAGAGGATCAAGAATTCCAATAACAGAAGAATCTTATATCAAACAAAAAAAGAGTACGCAAAGAACTCCAAGTCAATATAGAAAAATGCAAGGGCAGATGGTTGGTGCTGAAAACATTCCATATGCACAATCTAGTAGATTTGTTGTTACAAATAGTATTGCTAAAGAATTAGACCTCAGCAGTAAACAAGCAGCAGATATATATAACAAGATGTCTGCAGATGCTAAAGTAACTTTGTCAAGAATGAGAAATGACCTTACAGCATTTAAAAAAGAATTTATTATAGAAGCAGCCAAAGTTGGAGAGATGGTTGGTACATCAGCAGTTAACGCAACTGCCAAGGCAGCAGGAACTGCATCAGCATCAAGAAAAACAAGAAGAATTGGCGAAGATGTTGGTCGTGGTCTTGAAGAAGGAATGAAGAGCAGGCAAGACGACGTTGCTTTAGTTGGATCTCAATTAGGAAATGCTGCAATAGGTGGAGTTAAAGGCGCAGTCCCACCAGTTACATTTCAATCAGCAGGACAACCAGGATTCGTAGCAGCAAATGCACCAAAACCAGGTGTTCCAATGTCTGTTTTAAATGCAGCGTATGAAGAAGATGCTATGAGAGATTTAATGAAAAAACAACAACAAAAAATAGCAATTACTAATCAAAGAATGAATTCATTAAATAAAGCATTTATGAGTGGCACATTTGCACTATCTGCTTTATCTGGTGTTGCTTCAATGGCTGGCGGAAACCTAGGAAAATTCTCTCAAATAATATTTACTTTAACTGGTCCATTATTTGCTTTATCGTCAATACTTCAATTGCTAACTGGATCAAAAATATTACAAATTATTTCAAATTTTGGTAAACTTAAATTTGGACTTATTTCTGTTGGCATAACCGCACTAGTTACTGGATTTTCAATGTATAGAAAATCACAAGAAGAAACAAGAAGAAAACTTTTATCATTTAAAGATGCATTAACAATAACCGAAAAACAAGCAAAAGCCACTGCTGATTATTTTGGAGTTGTTCGTAAAAAGGGTGCTTTAGAAACTGGCTCTAGAGCAACTGCAGCAACAGCAAAGACTCCAAATTTTAGAGATAAGGTTAATCAGTTTATAGATTCTGACGAGTTTAAGAATAATTATGAAAGTAGTATAAAAAGTTTAAGTGAACAAACAGACAATGCAGCAAGAACAGCATTATTTATTAGAGCACAAGAATTATTGGCTACAGGTTATTCTGAAGAACAAATAAATATTATTATTTCAGCACTTCAGCAACAAGCAGGAAAGCAAAATTTAAATTTATTATTTAAAGATATCAAAATTGACGCTTTGAATAAAAATATTATGGATGGCCTAAAAGAACAATTGGCTGATTTAGGAAAATTTGCTGAAAGTAAAAGGTTTAGAAAAATAATTACAGAAGTGTTTAATCCCGACACTCAAAAATTTGATCAAATTATATCAGTTGTTCCATTAAAAGGTTTTCAGACAGCAGTTGACAATGTTGCAGCAGGAATTAATTCATTTTTAAAGAGTGTTACATTATTAAGAGAAAATGGAAAAATAAGTGTACAAGACGTAGAAAAATCATATAACTCATTAATGTATACAATTAATACCAGCACACCAGATTCACGAGTTAAAATTGCTTTATTAAATAGCGCATTAAAAGACTTAAAAGATCCTGTTGCAATTGCAGCAATGCAAACTGAAAATTTAGCCAAAAAGACAAAATTATTAGAGGCTGCAATGTTTGGTGCAATAATTCCTGTAGAGTTACTTAATGAATATTTAAGAACAGATAGTGGAAACCCCAACCTATATGCTTCAGGACAAACAGAAGCAAGAATAAATGCTTTAATTGAGGCTGCTAAAAAATCAACAAAGGCAGTTTATGACGCAGTAAAGGCTAGCGAAGCAGCAGCCGCTGCTGATGGAAAAACAAATCCATTAAAAGAAAGAATTAAAGCAATTCAAAATCAAACTAAGGCATATATTATATTACGTAATGCAAAAGTTGATGAGGCAACTGCAACAGAATTAGCAAATGATGCAGAAATAGCATCTCTTGTTATTGCAAATAGTAAAGGTAAATCGTTAACACAAATTATTGCATTAATTAACGAATATAAAGCAGCAATCAAGGGACAAACTGATGCTGAATTAAAATATATGGAAAAGCCAAATTTGTTTAAAAAGCAATTGGAGCAGTATCAAGCACAGGCAGAACTTAGAGAAAAATTAATTGATGTTCAGTTTGCATCAAGAATAAAGGCAGAAAATGATGCTTTAAAGGTTCAAGAACAAAATTTGCAAAACGTAAATAATGAAATTCAAAAAATTACAGATTCTCAAATTAAACCAATTCAGGCTGTTATTGATGCAAATAACTTTGCTCTTGAATCAATATCTTTACAAGAAGATGCAATTAATGAAAAATATAATACACAAATAGAATCTTTAGATAAAATTGCAACCCTTAATCAAAATATTGCAAATATTCAAAAACAAAGACTTTCTATTGCTGATGCACTTACTCGTGGAGATATATCTGCTGCTGCACAACTTGCTCAAGAAGCAAGAGCAGAAAATGCAGCCTCTGCTGTAACTGGACAAAAAGAGGCTTTAACTATTACTCGTGATGCTCAAATAAAAGCACTTGGAAGAGTTGAAATTGAAAAGCAAAATAAAAAACTTCAATTAGAAATTAATACAATTGAAAGAGGATCATTACTAACCTTACAACAAAAGAAAGACACAATTGAAAGCACTATTGATTCAATTAATAGAAACATTCAAGCATTAAATTCTCAAGTTGATGCATTAAAAAATGGCGCTTACTATGCTGGACAAACCAGAACAGAGATAGATAGTCTTGCTGGACTTATTGATGCAGCAGAAAAAGCAGGCATTCCATTTAGCAATCAACTTTTAAGTCAAGCAGGATCTGCTGCAGCACTTGCAAAATCACTTTCAGATGCTGTTACCGCTCAAAAGTCTTTAGCCTCATTATCAGGTCTTGTGTCTGGAGCAGGACCTGGCACAGGAACTGGCACAGGAACTGGCACAGTCACTGGTACAGGTGCGGGATCAACCGTCACTGTAAAGTCTGGTAATACATTAAGTGGAATTGCAAAGGCAGCAGGAGTTAGCCTTTCAGATGTAATTAAAGCCAATCCACAAATTACTAATCCTAATTTAATTAAACCAGGACAAATAATTAAAATACCAGGAAAAATGTATGGTGGCAAAATTAAGTCAATGAACATGGGTGGAATGGTTCCTAAATACCTTGCTCGTGGTGGTGGTATAGGTTCTGATACCGTGCCAGCAATGCTTACTCCTGGAGAGTTTGTAATGAATAGAAGAGCAACTGAGCAATTTGGTCCATTGCTATCAATGTTAAACGAGTCAAAATATCCATCAATGATTGGTAACAGGGTTGGTGCACAAGTTCCAGTTAATAATGTTTCAACATCTATGAGCGATAACTCAACGGCAGTGTATAATTATAACTTAGGCTTTAATATTAGTGGAACTAACTCAAATCCAAATGATATTGCTAGAGCAGTAATGAGAGAAATTAAAAATGTTGACTCACAAAGAATTAGGGGGCAAAGAGTATAATGGCTACTAGTGCCTATTTAGCGGGTAGACGTAGATATACAAGACCCCAGGGTATATTATGGGCAAACAACCCTGGAACCCTCTCTAATGGCCTTTATGTGCCTAATGGCATAGAGGTAGGGGCAGACACACAAGAAACAAACCCAGACCTATTAGATCAGTTTATTATTTTATCTGACCATAATAGAGGGGATATGCAATTTAATACCCAAAGAATTGAACAAAGACAAAGAACGATTAATGGTCGTATGCGTTCATATCATATTGCAGATAAACTAAACATGTCTGTATCTTGGAATATGCTACCTTCACGAGGATATTCAGGACTAGCCAATTTTGATGAAGCAACAGGTATAGCACCAAATGAAGGGTCTCAACTAGAATATACAGCAGATGGTGGTGCAGGTGGAGTAGAACTGCTTGACTGGTATGAAACACATCAGGGGCCTTTCTGGATGTATCTTGCTTATGATAAATATACAAACCTAGAAGGACAAGGTTATGAGTATACTGGTTTAAATAGATACAATCAAATAATTCAAGTTTATTTTGCAGATTTTAACTATTCCGTCGTAAAGCGTGGAGCAACAAATCATGATCTTTGGAACATATCGGTAACACTGGAAGAAGTTTAAATGTTTGAAAGTACCGAATTAAAAGATCACTTTGAAACATCTGCAACAATACAAACAGAGTCACTAGTTCTGGCTGAGTGGAATATGAATATGCCAGATAACATATCCAAACTTGGTAACTATAGGTATAGGCCTCAAGAACAAAATTCTCAATTTTTAACGCTAATAAATACTTTTGATCCAGCAGATATTGGTTTGTTCTATACAGGTGCAACAGATGCTGATGTTGTTATTGATGGAGGGTTTGAAAATAATGGAACACCACAACTTTTTACTTCAACAAAAGAAAAAGTTAAATTATTATATTCTTTAGAAGATTGTATAAAACCATTTAGACCAAGATCTGGTATTAATAAGGCAGCATTTTTTAACGGTAGATATTTAGCAAATTCTGGCAAGGATATTGCAAGAAGGCCAAGATATTATATGCCATCTAGATATGATCAATTTAAATATTGGACTTCTTTTAGAACTGAAAACGGTATTGAAAGAGGTATTGCTAAAACAATAGTTAATGGAAACTATTATATAGATGATGCTGTGCCATTTGTTGTGTATAAAAAAAATGTCCCAACAAATAGAATTATTGTAAAAATGCAAACAAATGTTGGTGATATAGACCTTGGAGATTTTACAGATATCTCTAGAACGTTTCCAGATCCACTTTATGGCAATGCAAATAAAACAACTCCAACAAGATGGAGAGTTCAATATCTTGAAGAAAATAACTGGACTGATGCATATATTTTTAATGAAAACGATTTAAGAGAAGATGGCTCTGCAATTATTTCTAATGATGGATACGTTGAATTACAGTATGCGTTAAAAAATATTCCAGACAATTTTAAAGATACTTTTGTTATAGCAGAAACAATCTCTTCCTCAACACTTTTACCAACAGAATCAATTAATGGATATGCATATTTAGTTATTGAAAATGAGGGTAGTGTTGGAACATTTCATGTTTGGAATTCAACCACAGAGGAATATGAAACATTTGTACCCGCCTATGGTTGGATTTTAGGAAGTGAAAAAATTGACAATAAAACAAGTTTTGTAACAGATTTAACATCTCCGTTATCTTTTATAGAAACAACAAATGGAAAGACAATATATAGGGAATTTCAAGATATTCGTGGATTAAGGATTGTTGTAGAAAGAATGAATAAGTTTGATTCTACTTTTGATTTAATTGAAATGTCTCCAAGGCTTGTTGTTAATATATCTGACAAAGTTATAGAATATAGTATTAAAAAAATACTTTCAGACTTAGGAAACTCTGCTTTACCAGTGGGACAATTGCTGGCTTCAACTGGAAATTTGTCCATATTTGACGATGACCAAGCATTTAATGACAATAATACTAATAGCATTATTAGTGATTATATTCGTAAAAATATAAAATTTAATTTTTATGAAAAAATATTAAATGTAAGCGGATATGATTATTGGGTACCAATTAAAACTTTATATTCAGACGGATTCCCGCAAGCAAATGTAACTGCTGGAACATTAGATTTATCCCTAAGAGATTTTTATTTCTTTTTAGAATCTATGCCAGCACCAAGAATGTTAGTAACAGAAGTATCACTTAGTTATGCTATTACATTAATTCTTGACTATATTGGATTTAGCAACTACGCTTTTTATAGAACAACAAATGAGCCAGAACCAATAATTCCATATTTTTTTATTGCACCAGATCAAACCGTAGCAGAAGTTTTAAATCAACTGGCAGTATCAACACAAACTGCAATGTTTTTTGATGAATATAATAACTTTATAGTAATGAGTAAAGATTATATGTTGCCAACAATAGATGATAGAAGCACCAATATTATTTTATCTGGTTCAAATAATCAGTCTGCTAGTGGAATAATTGAAAATCAAACCTCTGGAACACTGCCAAACATTTTATCAATAGCATCTGAAGATAAAAAAGTTTATAATAATGGAAAAATTAATTATACAACTAGATATATTCAAAGATCATATGGCAACGTTCGTCAGGCAAGTATGATTGATAAAGAAAAAACTTGGATATATAAACCAGCCTTACTTTGGGAAGTTTCTGGAACAGACTCAACAAAAACAATTAATGAGGTTGCATCTAAACAATCAAAATATGTTCTTGGAGCAATGCCAATAAATTCAGACTTATCCAATAGTGTTCCAACAGTGGTTAATCATCAAATTCAAAATAACGTAATAGATCTTGGAGAAAATGTTTATTGGCTTACCAGATATCAAGGTTATTTTTATTCTAACGGAGAAATTATTAGATATGATGCTGCTCAATTTAATGTTACCCTTGCAATTTGGTATCCTATTCAATCAGATGGCTCATTGCTAGATTCCTCTCCACAAATTGTCTTGCCTGGAAGACTAGCGCCAACTAGTATTATTGACAATTTAGATAAAAAAGTTGCAAATGGCGAAATTACAGAAGCACAAAAAGGTGAAGCAATCCAGGGTTGGAGAACATCACATAGACAGGGTAGTAGTAATGTTTGGATTACAAATAATCAAGAGTATCAAAACTATTTTAAGTCATTACCATTTAATGGAAAAATATATCCTACAGGATTAGTTAGAATTTATACCGTTCCATTTTATGAAACAATTGATGGAATTACTCGTTTACAAAATGGTTCAGTTTACGAACATGGGCGTGCACAATTTGGAACACAGGTTACGACACATTCTGCAGGTATAAATTCATATTGGTCCAACAATGATTATGTCAAAGGATGTGAGATGAAAACAGAGTATTTGTTTACAACCACACTACTTGAAGACATATCCCTTCCATCAACATCAACTGGAGCAGCAGGCGTTAACAACACTAAAGCAAGACAGACATCAAGAAATGGAACTATAAAAAACTTCATGTCCTCAAGTTATTCAACTGAAACACCAGTTAATAATACAACGTCAACACAATCTGGAACAATCCAGTCATCTGCTTTGGTTATGAATGGTCCATCATTTACAACAACAGAAAAACCAATTGACTTAGTTTCATATGTTTATAAAGAATTAAATAATGCATATAAACATTTTGGAACTAGAATAAGAATTATTGGTAAAATTGAAAACAACGAAAGTCGTAGTCAGACTCCAACAGGAAGCGTAACATACTACCAGGTCGCTGGAGTTAAACCAGATCAAAATGTAAACATTGGTGGTGGTTCTGGAGGTTTAGCAGTATTGCTTAATCCAGAAACAAATAATGGATATTATTTTGAAATTGCTGCCTTAACAGAACAAAATATAGAATCATATTTAAAATTAGATAAAAATAACAAATCTAGTATTTCAATTAATAACGTAGTATTTTATAAAATCAAAAAAAATTCTTCAAATACAGAAGCCATTCCAGTAAAACTTTGGGGAGGGCTATCAAAAATTACAGTTGACGACGGTAGATTTACTGGACAATATAGAATGTCTAGTGAAGAAAATCCAACAGTATATGATCTAGCAGTAGAATATCAAGATATAGGAAAAATTAGAAGATTTTTCTTATATATAAATAATCAACTAATTCAGGTTGTAGACGATACAGATCCGCTACCAGTATATAACAATATGGCTCTATTTGTTCGTGGATCTTCTAGAGTTATGTTTGAAAATATTTACGCACTATCTGAAAACTATTCTCAAAATAGCGTGTTTACAGTTGGAGAAACACTTTCATCAGCATTTGGCGATAAAGAAATAAATGCTAGTGAGTCTTTTAGAAAATATGCAATGAGTGGCATTGTTCAGTCAACGTATTTATCAGGAATTAGTTCTCAACAACCACCTAAATATAATATGTATTTTGAAGAATTTGGCTCAATTATGAGAGAGTGTTCTTATTTTGATATTAAATATGATCGTGCATATCCTGCTCTTTACGCTCAACTATCTCCAACTTTTAATAAAATAAAAGGATATATCACATCTGGATTTTATGCTGATTCATACGGCGCAGAGTTTTTAGTTTTTAATGCTACAGATACAGCAATTAATCTTGACGAAACCAGTGGCAACTATTTAAGAATTCAGGGAATTACTTTTACACAGGACACAACTCACGAACTAACTGTTGATGAGTATTTTAAAAAACGTAGCAATTTTTCTAATCCACAACTAACTAGTTCTTCTCAAATTATTTCTCCGCTTGTTGAAAAAGAAAAATTTGATAATATAAAATTAAGTAGAATGATTTATGGAAATAATGAATTTACTCTAGACACTCCATATATTCAAACACAAGACGATGCTGAAAGTTTGATGGGCTGGATTATAGATAAGTTAATGGAACCTAAAAAATCAGTTGGTATAAAAATATTTGCAACTCCAACTATTCAACTTGGAGATATTGTAACAATTAATTATAAAGACTCTAATAATTTAGACTTAGTCACAAAAAATACTTCTAGGTTTGTAGTATATAATATTGAATATGCAAGAAAAATAAATGGTCCAGATATGACTCTTTATTTGGCGGAGGTGTAAAGTGGCAAGCGAAAATTCAGGTGGTGGTACATCCAAAATAATTAGGGCTAATACAAGAGAAGACAGAGTTATATCTACAACAAAAAAAGAACCCGAATTTACTGGTCCTTCAAAATATAGTCCATACGTTCCGCCTGTAGTTAAATCAGAACCACCTAAAAAATCTTCTGTTTCTTATAAAGCAATCGCAGATGCTTTTCAGCCAGCAGTTTCAAATGGATTATTTATTGGACCAATACCATTAGGAACTGTTCGTACAGAAACTGGATATAAAAAAGAACCAATTACAGAAGAGGTTATAATTACAGGTGCAGGACCAACTAGTTTTATAACAAGTAGCATAGTTGCAACACCATCAACGCCAACTTTGCCAGTAATAATTTCTACTCCACCACCACCAGTTAAAACTGCAACCTTAGATATTATTTTATTTGATGATGAAACAACGCCAATAGATACAATGGCAGATTTAATATTTGAAAATATTGGTGGACAAGAATTAATTAATATTACAAGGTCTGATATTGTGAATGGTCAAAAAATATCATACCAACCTATTAAAAATTTATCATCAATACAGCAGCGATATAATCCTAATAATATTCTTAGTCTTCAACAAACCTCAGATAAATATTTTGCTGGATTTTCAATAAAACTAGAAGACAAAATTCCAAACCAAGGAAATGGTATAAATGGAGAAAATATCTATATTGAGGAAAGCACGGGAGACTTGATTATTGAGTTTATTAATATAAACAGTGATGAGCAGATTGAATTACAAATTACCACAGATGGTACAATATATGAAGCAGATCTTGGAGAAATAGCCTCATGATAACTAATACTGGCAAAACCATTATTGCAAAATATTTGCTTGGTCAAGCACCAGCCTATGCCTCTTATCTTGCTATTGGTTGTGGTGCTACACCATTAACTACTGGAGATCCTCTTGGAAATTATTCAGCAAAACAAAATTTAGATTTTGAAATGTTTCGTGTTCCAATCTCTTCAAGGGGATTCGTAAATGAGGGTGGATTAGATAAAATTGTTTTAACCGCAGAACTTCCAACAGAAGAAAGGTATGAAATTTCAGAAATTGGAATTTATTCTGCAGGATCAAATCCATCTGCTGGAGCATATGATAGCAAAACAGTATTTGCTTTTACACAAACAGAAAATTGGCAATACGTTACTGGTGGATCAGCAGTAGCAATTGACACATTTTCTAGTGCATTAGATGAGCCTGAGTATGATAATATTATTGCAGTTGCAGATCCAGTTTTTCAAACAAGCGCAGATAATCCAATATTTTTTAAATCTCCAAGAGTAGAAAGATATGAAAGACCAAGATTTTTAAATAATACAATTTTAATAAAGGGTAATGAGTCAGATCTTGACATAGAGTCTGATAGTGGTCCAGCGCAAGATACTTTTGAAATAAGTGCAGGATCAAATTATATTAAACTAAGCGGTGCAACAGTTGATTTTACAAGAAACTCTCCAACAGATGAACTAAGATTGGCGTTTTCAATAGTAAACAGGGATGGAACTTACGGATCTGGCACACAGCCAGAAAGGGCTAGAGTTTTGGTTTCATTTGAAAATACAAACGGAACACAGTTTGCAAGACTTGAAGCAGAGGTTATTGATGATAGTAGTGGTGGACAATATGATTTTGCAACAGAAAGATATTTTGTTGTAACAAAGCAACTTCAACAACTATATAGAACATCTGAATTTGATTGGAATGCAGTTTCAGTGGTCAAAATATATGCGTGTGTTATTGATGGAGTCAATCCATCTGGCAACTATTATGTGGCGCTGGATGCTTTAAGACTAGAAAATATTGGTACAGTAAATCCACTTTATGGTTTAACTGGATATTCAGTAGTTCAAAACATAGACGCATCAACTATTGTAAAAAGTCCTAATACTAGCAATTATATTGAGTTTAGATTTTCAGTTGGTGTAACATAATGGCGGATGCAGGAATTAAAAAGATAAGAATAAAACAAGGAAATCTTCCTACAATAAATGTGAATGAAGAAGGATATGTTTTAAAGTACAGGGTAGTTTCCGAAGACAAAAATAGAACATCTCAATGGTCACCAATATCAGTCATTCAACCAGGATATACATATGTTGGTGGTGATATATCTTTTAACAAATCAGGACAAGTTGCAACCTTTGCTTGGGATTCTGTTTCAATACAAATAGATGGAAATCAAATTAGAAGATCACATGAATTTGATATATGGTTAAAATGGGATAGAAGCGATGGGGGAGATTGGATTTATAAACAAAGAATTGATGGCACCAATGCTTCTTTTCCAATTCCAAGTACATATACAATAAATGGAGTAGTTCAAGGTTCTGCACCTAATAAACTTTCAATAGAAGTATATTTAAAAGGAACACCAATCACTAGAGATTCTTCTTTTTTATTAGTCTATGAAGATGGTCCACACACCGTTTAATGATATACTTTAATAGGAGGAAATAATGGCTAAGGTACCACTACCAGAAAGAGGACAACCTCTTGATGTTACATATTTATATAGTTTAGTTGATGCTGTAAATGACCTTTCTACACAGGTTGCGTCTACAACTACTAACAAAACTGTTATAGATACAACTAGCGCTGGCAAACAAGAAATTAAAACTTCTAATTCAAGAATAATTGGTGGCTATGTTGAAGTTGCTAATAACTCAACAGTTTCTGCTGGAAATGAAAAAACTTTTACATATGACTTTAAAGACTTTAAGTATCCACCAATTGTTTCGGCTACTCCAGTAAATATTGGACAAACACCAGCAGGACAAAACGTAAATGTTATTTTAAAGAGTGTTACAGAAACAAGAGTTGAAGGCATTGTGAGATTTGGGGCTTCTGGCGACTTATCTTTAGCAGTACATTTGATTATTGTTGGAATTCCAAACTAATAATAAACTTATGATTTTTTGTAAAAAATGTAGGGGTAGAACTTTTGTTGATAGACAATACAGCAGTATTCAACATATGGAAACATATTGTGTTGTGTGTGGATTAAGAAGATTTTTTCATCCTCCGACAGAAAGTGAAGAAGGAAAATGGTTACTAGCAAAGGAATTATCCAGGGCGAAATTTACAATAACGAAACTGTAATAAAAGGAAATAAAAAAATATGGTTTCTAAATAATGACTTGGTAAGGCTTCACCATAGTTCACGATCTACTGGAATGGTTTCTGTTTATAACATAACCAAAGATAGAATTGAAACTTGTTTACGTTCAGATTTTAGAAAAAAAAGAGAAAGAGCATATACAGTTGCAGAGACTGCTAAATTAATTAATCGTCATAGAAAATATATGCCAAAATTAATTAAAACTGGAATGATTCCACCACCAGTTGGTGCAAGGCTAAATGGTGAAAGAGGTTGGCAAATTAGATCTTATTATTCAGAAAGCATGGTAAGAGAGATCCGTGCTATACTGGCTACTATACATATAGGACAACCAAGAAAAGATGGACTTATAACAAATAATATGACACCCACAAGCCAAGAATTGACACGGCGAATGGGAGACGGTATACTTACATATACAAAGACAGAAGATGGTAGATTTATTCCTGTTTGGGCAGAGAATATTTAATAGCAGAAATGGTGGGGTAATGGAAAACGAAAACACAAAAATATCAGTAGCACTTGGATATACTCTTAATTTAGGAAATTTTCAATCACTAAGGTTTGACTTTGGAATAGTTGACTCTAAGCGTGATGGCGAAAATACAGAACAGGCCTTTGAAAGAATATACAAATTTGTTGAAGACAAATTAACAGAAAAAGTTAAAGAGGCAGAAGCAGAGTCTGATAGCAAAGAATAATGGCTGAACGCAAAGACCGAATGGCTTTGCTAAGTAGATATAACAAACTACATCTACAAAAGTACGAAGCCAAAAGCAACATGAATCTCAATGTTGAGCAATGGGCTGCAGATGCACTTGTTGAATCTTATGGAATAGGAATATGTTATGACTTATTGGATTATTATTTTAATATTGCTTCTTCCCCTTCTTGGAATTACTTTGCATACAATGCGGAAAAAATATTGGAAGCAAAATTAGAAGTAGAACAAGATATTAAAGAAAGACAGGAAAGAAGAAAATTAGCAAGAAGGTGGATTAGTGAATAATACAGAAGCAAAATTAATTAGTGCCGTATTAAATGATAAACAAATTCATGTTTTGCTGCAAGCCAACATTGACAATCTTTTAAGAACTCACAATGATGTATGGAATTTTATTAGATTGTATTCAGAAAACAACCAATCAGTTCCACCAGCATCTTTGGTAGTAGAAAAATTTAGAGATTTTGTTCCAGTAGATGGCGTTGGAGCAACAAAGCATCACCTTGAAGAACTACAAGCAGAATATTTAAATGATAGCCTAAAAGATATTTTGCGTAATGCAGCATCTGAAGTTCAGGTTGGCAATGGCTCAAATGCTCTTGAACATTTAATTACAAAAACATCAGAGTTAAAAAAGAATACTGCTGCAATTAGAGATATTGAAGTTACGGATTTAGAGTCAGCAGTTGCATATTTTGAAAATGTAAAGAAAATGCAAGATCTTGGACATATTGGTATTAAGACAGGTTTACCAGGATTTGATAACTATTTACCTTCTGGAATTATGCCAGGACAACTTGGTGTGTTCTTAGCATACCCAGGTATTGGTAAATCTTGGCTAGCATTATATTTCGCAGTACAAGCATGGAAACAAGGTCGCAGTCCACTTGTTATAAGTCTTGAAATGTCTGAAACGGAAGTTCGTAATCGTGTATTTGCAATTATGGGTGAAGGCTTATGGTCTCACCGCAAACTTAGCAATGGAGAAGTAGAAATTGATATGCTTAAAAAATGGCATGCTGAAAAGTTAGCGGGTAAACCAGAATTTCACATCATCTCAAATGATAATGGCGGAGATGTAACTCCATCTGTTATACGTGGAAAAATTGATCAATATAGACCAGACTTTGTTATCGTAGACTATTTACAACTTATGTCTCCAAACCAAAAATCTGATAATGAAACAGTACGTATGAAAAACTTATCTCGTGAACTTAAATTAATGTCAATTAGTGAAGAGGTTCCTATTATTGCTATTTCTTCTGCTACGCCTGATGATGTTAAAGATCTTTCTACACCGCCAACTTTAGGACAAACTGCATGGTCTAGACAAATTGCTTATGATGCTGATTGGGTAATGGCACTTGGTCGTGCTACGAATAGTGATATTATTGAATGTGTATTTAGAAAAAATAGAAATGGTTTTATGGGAGACTTTTTAGTTCAAGTAGACTTTGATAGAGGATATTATAGATATAAAGACTATGAGGATAAAGCATGAAAAATAAAAAAATTATTTTTGAAGCATCAAGCCAACATTCAGAAATTTTATTAAGTCCACCAACTCCTGCAACTAATGTTGTGCCTGAATGGTTTAAAAAACAAAAAAATTACTCAAATGATGAAAACAATATATTAAAAGCACATAAAAAAAGAAATAATTTTAGTACATATAAAATGTGTGTTCCAATAACAGACAGCATAACTAGTGGATATATGATGTTAAGCCCAGCAGATATACTTATAGAAAATGTTGGAAATGAAACACACTATGTTCCATATATTAACTGGAAAACAACTTTTGAAGTTGTTGATTTGCAGCCACCAGAGGCAGTTGCAAACTATCCAATACCAGTAGGATTTAGTTCGGAATCTTTTAGATGGATGAATGATTGGAAAGTAACAACTCCAAATGGATATAGTTTATTTATTACACATCCATTACATAGACATGATTTGCCATTTTTTACATTAAGTGCAATAGTTGATGCAGACAAACACCCTAATAAATTGTTATTGCCATTTTTTGTTAAAAAGGGTTTTGAAGGTATAATTCAAGAAGGAACTCCAATTGCACAAATTATGCCTTTTAAAAGAAATAATTGGAAATCAGAAAAAAAATCATTTAAAAATGAAACAACTATATTTTATGATAATTTTATTAAATTAAATTTTGCAAGAACTTATAAAAATAAAATTTGGACTAGAAAAAAGTATACGTAAATGATTAAAGATTCATATACAGCAGAACAAGTTAAACGTATCTTAACTGGCTCTGGTATTGATATTGAAGCAGAGTACGGAACTGATTATATTATTTTTTGTCCGTATCACAATAATAATAGAACTCCTGCTGGAGAAGTGTCAAAAGATCACGGAATGTTTTTTTGTTTTGGATGTCAAACCACAAAAACTTTAATTGAATTTGTAATGTATACATCAAATAGAACATACTTTGAAGCAGTTAGATATATTAAAAGCAAAGAACAAGAAACAAGTATTGAAGAATCTATTAACAAAACATTAATAAATAAACCAGAGTTTATTCAATATGACGAGTTATTAATTAAAAGATTAAATAATCAAGCATTAGAATCTCCTAGGGCAATTAGATATTTTGAAGGAAGAAAAATCACTAAAGACTCAATAGATAAATTTAGTCTTGGATATTCTGAAAAGCAGGATTCTGTAACTATTCCAATTCATTCTCCAGACGGAATGTGCATAGGGTTTGTTGCTAGAACTGTTGAAGGCAAAGAATTTAAAAATACACCAGGCTTGCCAAAAGGAAAGATTCTTTTTAATTTACATAGAATTAAGACGTCAAATATTGTTTATGTAGTAGAATCATCTTTTGATGCAATAAGATTGGATCAAGTAGGTTTCCCTGCCGTTGCTACGTTGGGGGCTAATGTTTCTGCAGCACAGATAAGACTATTAGAAAAATATTTTAATAGTATTGTTTTAATTGCAGATAACGATGATGCAGGAGTAATCATGAGAGACAAGTTGATTGAAAAACTTGGACCCATTGTTACTTCTGTTTATATAGATAAAAAATATAAAGATATAGGCGATATGGATGATGAGGCAATTAAAAAATTGGAGTTTCAGTTTGACAATTCTATCATCGGCATGTTAAAATAGATAAAAGCATACAAGGAGAAAAAAATAATATGACTATAGTAAAGGGACTAAAAAACATTAATGCCCTAGTTGACAAACCAAAATATGATGAAAACTCTCCAAAGGTAAGATGGTTAAAACTTGCCGACGGACAATCAGCAAAAATCAGATTCATTGAAGAACTTGATGAAGATTCTGCAAACTATAATCCCGAAAGAGGGTTAGCACTTGTTGTAAAAGAACACGTAAATCCAAAAGACTATAAACGCAAGGCTGTAGACACAATGGAAACAGAAGGTCGTGACTGGGCAGAAGAAATGCACCGTAAAGATCCAAAGGCTGGCTGGAGAGCACGTCTTCGTTTTTACTGCAATGTTCTAGTAGACGACGGCATTGAGGCACCATATACCGCTATTTGGTCAATGGGTGTTAGCAAGCAATCAGCATTTAATACAATTCGTGAGTATGCTCTTGAAACAGGCAGCATCTCAAATGTAAACTGGAAATTAAAGCGTAATGGTCAGGGTACTGAAACAAGTTATACATTAATTCCATCTGCACCAGATACAGAACCATATGATTGGTCAGCAGTTAAGCCTTATCCGCTTGAGTTAGCACTAAAGAAAATTCCTTATGCTGAACAAGAGGCATTTTATTTAGGGTTTGATACTCCATCTTTAACTTCATCAAGTAATGCAGATTGGTAAAAATACTTGAAAAAAATTAGTTTTGTTCCAGTTAATGCAAGGGTAGAAAATAATATACCTATGCCAAAACCAGCAAAACTATATATTCCAGAATGGTATAAGGAATCTCATTCGTTTTTTAATTTTGAAAATAATTCTTATGTAAATAAGTTATCTTTTTCAAATTATGGGGTTCCTTCTACTACTATGAAAATGTGTATGCCATTTTTAGATACTTTTTCTTTTGGATACATACAAGAAACTTGGTCTGATATTTTTATAGAATATAAAAACAATAAGGTTATTTATCATTATGCCTATAGTCCAGAACCAGAGTTTCCAATTATTCAGGAAAGACCATTAGAACTTTTAGGTAAAATACCAGTTCCAGTTGGTTTTAGAGGAGATATTTTTTTTAATTGGCCAAGGGTTTGGAATCCAATTTTACCAAAAGGTTATAGTTCAATAATTACTCATCCACTTAATAGAGACGACTTACCATTTAAGTGTTTATCTGGAATTATTGATTCTGATAGATATTTTTCTCCTGGAAAAGTAGGATTTTTTATAAAAGATGGATTTACTGGATTAATACCAAAAGGAACTCCTATGTATCAAATAGTTCCCTTTAAAAAAGAATCATGGGAAACCAAAAAACTTAGTAATAAAAATAAAATTTTAAAATCTTTAGAAATTCAAAAAAATAATATTTTTTCTACTTTTTATGGTGGATATAAAAAAAATTATTGGAATAAAAAAAGTTTTAAATGATGAATAGTAAATATGTAGGCTTACATGTACACACTCATTATTCATTATTTGATGGTGTTGCTACTCCAGAAGAATATATAGACCGAGCAGTTGAACTTGGTATGCCAGCATTGGCTATCACAGATCACGGAACCTTATCTGGGCATCGGGAACTGTACCGAATTG